GATCACTGTAGACACTATCATCAATGATGCCCCGCTTTGCCAAACCCTCAACACACTTCTCTCGCAACTTATCATGAGCATTACGCTTAGGAACGGGAAGAAGATTCTTTCCAACAACATAATCATAATCTCCAACAGAATCCGCTACCGCAAGAGTGTTCTCATAAATATCATTACGATCAATACCCTGAGCCTTTAATGTATCTGAAATACCCATCTTACCTTGAACATAAACATCAATATCCTGAAAACTAATTGGACGGTCTGGATAAAGATAATTAAACCTTTCAAACAAATCCATCTTGCGAGATTGACTAAAGTCTGCTTCTTTGTTGTAAGAAGGTTTAGTTGAAAGAATAAGCAAAGCCTCTTCTGTGCCCCGCTGCTCTGGAGTCGCAAAATGACAATCCGATGTAACAATCGGAGGAACCCCATACTTATCTGCAAGTCTAAGCAATTCATGATTCAATGATGCAGGGTTATGCGGCTGAATCTCCATATAGAAATTGTTTTCAAACCGATCCCGAAACCAACGAGTTAACTGTTCTGCCCGATCAAGGTTATCCTTTTCAATAGCCTTAGATATAAGGCCGTTCATACAACCAGAAAGAACAGTAATACCATTACCATAATCACCCAAGACTTCTAGGTCGATGCGAGGCTTCCTGTAAAAACCTTCTGTCCAAGCCAACTCCGACAAATGCTGTAGATTCTTAAGCCCCTCCTGATCACGCGCCAATAGGATAATATGATTAAATACTTGAGTGTTATCATCACGATTTTTAATGTCACGCTTATCAAATCTGTCTGTCTCAGAAATGTACGCTTCTACTCCAAGAATAGGCTTCATCCCAGCATTCTTTGCTGCTGCCTGCATTTCACGATGCCCAGAAAGAGTTCCATGATCTGTAATCGCAATCGAATTTTGACCAAGGTCTTTTGCAGCACTAAGCAATTCTTCAGCAGAGCAAAGCCCATCCATCAAAGAATAATGTGAATGGACGTGCAAGTGTACAAAATCTGACAAGGTTTCTCCTAAAATATGTGTGGGGTGGATCTATTGACCCACCCCACTCTAGCACATAGTTATATTTACCAAATATCCGAAGTGGACGATGATTCTGACGAAGGTGCATCTGGACCATCGTAGAAGGATGCCTGATCTGAATAAGGAACATCACGAACAGCAATCTTCTCAAGATCAAACAATTCGAAGTCGCCCTTTGGCTGATCTGTAGTTGGGAGAGGGATAATGCTGTAACTTGTTTCTGTTCCCTGACCAACACGCTTTAGACGCCAAGTTACATTTGTAATACTACCTGTCTCACCAGCATACTGAATGATTTCTGGTGTCGCTGACTTAGGTCCAGAACCCTGAGACATGATAGCAACATATGGGTCTTCTGCCCCATCTGCAACTAGAACATTAATGTAAAGTCGGCTACGGCTCTTCCAACCAGCCTTTGGATCTTTACGGTGCTGTTCACAACCGTAACAACGACCTTGATCGTCAATGCTACATAGCGCCTTACGACGGTAATCCTTTGGATTAGTATGTTCCATAGCAATGAACCCAGCCCCACGGCTTTCATCGTATGTTGGTGAATCAGGATCTAGTTCCTGAAGAAATGTGATTTTTACGCTTTGATTGTCGGCTAACTTTAGCCAGCGGCCCTTTTGTCCGTCGCCGCCTGACGGCTTATCTAGTGTATTATTCATGGCCTTTAAGCCTCTAACTAAACCCATAATGTATTCTCCTAATGTGTAATGGACTTTGTAGTTTGTCCTTATTAATATTATATCATTTAGTACAGATCTAGGGAAGAGTATTCTACGTTTGTTATAGCGTTTTTTATACAATGCTTGATCTGATCATCTGTCATGTCCCCAGCATCTTTACATCCGTCTGGGTAAACATTCTTACTATCATGCAAAGCCCATTGAACATCTTTATTCAACAAAGACTTAGCAATCGTCACACCAAGATCCCTGCCGGGATTGTGACCTTTACATTCTTGAGGATAGCACTTCCTACAATTACTTACAATGTATTCTTCCTTATTATCAAAATCTGTCATGATAATTATTTTTGAGAAATATCTATTCAAATTGGATAAATTGTCCTTTGAGATATATCCACCAAGAGTGGCTATGACGTTTGGGAATCCAGCACCATGAATTCTAATAGCATCGAAACTTGACTCGCAAACGATGACTGTACCGCCAAATTTTTTAGCGCGATGCAAGTTAAACATCGTCTTCGACCTTGGCAAATTGTTTGAGTTCTTAAACTTCTTTTCACTAATACCTCTTCCAACTAAACCAACGGGAATCCCATCTGGGCTATGCACTGGAACAATAATCATATCTTGCTTAGACGAATACCCTAATCCAAAATAATCAATTGAGTTACCACTGATTCCGCGCTTCAGCAAATAATCATATGCAGCATAGTTATTTTCTTTTAGTAGATCCTGATGCATTTCTTTTAACTTTTCCAACGGAAATGGAATAAACTCTGGCTTGTCTTCTAACAACGAAGCCAACTCATCTTCAAAGTTAATATCTGAATCTTCTTTTACAGACTGAATAAACCTTAAAGACTCGTAATCATTTCTGTGAGAAACCTGCTTAACTAAATCTAAAATAGTTCCCGATGCATCACATGAAGGATTAAAGCATAGATACAAACCCTTCGTATGACTTATTGAAAAAGAAGGCGTATGCCTATTCCCATGAAAAGGACATAGACATAAGAAATCATTATACGTTTCAGAAAAGATTTTTAGACCCAAACCGTTAATGATTGCTCTAACGTGGGCCTGACTATATGTGTCTGTCAACATTTTTTTCCTATCTAGGAATGAAGTCTTGACCGGAGAAACCGATAAAATTATCTACTTTTGACTTGCCTATAAATATACCATACAAGGTAAGAATAAATCCATACTGATTTTTTGCTTCGATATACGAAATTTTAAATTGAGGTAGCATGTCTAAGACAGGGACGTATCCCTTGTCCCTCATCTGCTGAATAAGAATTTTCTCGTAATTCTCTCTTGCCTTGACGATATGTGAATCATCTCCAATAACTCCACTAATAGTAAAGTTATGTATTTGTTTTGGCATATATTTCTCCTGATTAAATTATATCAGGATATTACTGCAGGTCACCATAGATTTCTTTAACGACACCACGATCAATATCCCAATCAAGGTAGAAATCATATTCTGTACCATGACGATTCTTTCTATTAACAATTTCAATAATATTAGTATCAGGAGTCCTGTGTACTGCAAAAGCGTGATCTGCATCATACTCAATAGCCTTAGACCATGCAACCTGATTAAGCATGGGAGGATCATTATGATCAGAAACATCATCAGCAGTAGCAGCAGTAATATCTACTACAGGAATATTATTTCTAACAGCAAGTAGTTTGAACTCCCGCGAAATATTACGATTACGTTCTACTTCACTATTAGACTTCTTTGAATCATTAAATAGTTGATGATAGTCACAGATTACTAGATCTGGACGATGCTGATCAATCTTACCCTGAACTGTTTGTGGAGTAACATCAGCCATACCTTCATTAGAAACAAGAACAAAGCCGCGCTTGTCTGTGAAATTCTTCTTACCCCATGAATTAAAATCATCCAGATTAATATTACCGCGTGAGAAATCACTGGCACGGAAAATTCCGCTACCAAGCATAGTGTAAATACGGTCACGCATATTCTCAGGAGACATCTCAAGCGACACAATCATTGGCTTAAAACCTTGTTCCCACGCCTTACACGCAAGGTACGAGGTGAACCATGTCTTACCCTTACCGGGCCAACCAATCGCAACAATCAAATGTCCCGGTGCCATTCCTGTAGGATATGCAAGGTCCATAGCCTTGAACCCTGTGGGGATTCCCGGTGATCCACCCATCGCTTCTGAGCGAGCGCGTAGATTCTCGATGTGCTTACTAGCATTTTCATAATCTGTAACATCCAAATCTCGTACTGTAGAGGTAAGCCGTGAAAGACTGGCAATCTCAGATTGCATATCTGTAAGAACACGCGCAGCAGCATTACCCTTTAGATCTCCACCAGCCTTAAGAAGCATGTTACGAATCTTAGAACTAAGATACTCATCTTTAAGTTGATCAAGGTAGTAACCAGTTTCTGCTGTTACGTTAGCAGGATCAAAGTTATTAAACCGATCTACTAGAACTTCAACATCTGGGACTGATTTAAACTTATAGTAATAAGACTTTAGCCCATCCCACACATCTCTGTGTGAAATAAAAAAATCATCTACGTTGTCTTGTAGAAGAACTGAAATATCCTTATTCTTGCAGACAGCCGTAATGACTGCCGACTCTGTACTCATGCTTTACCCTCCATCATCATCTTTGTTGCCGCTCTCATCTTAGCACGCTTATCTTTATCTTCTTCAATCTTTTTCAACATTTCATCTAACTTATCAAAATTAAAATAAAACCATTGAAGAGGATGACCGGGCTTATTACACTGAAAATAATACAACAGAAGAGTTTTAGCACGCTCATAACCAACACTATCAATAACGTCAACCATTGCCCACTTTTCCCTATGGCGATTAACAGTTATTGTTTTTGAATATTTATCCAAATAAAGATTAGAGTAAAGGGTCAGAAGAGAATGTGCAAACTTTGCATCGTCCTTTGTCATAACTACCCCTTAAGTTCTTTTTCGATTTCTTCCATCTTGGTTATAAGTTTATCTTCTACAAATGCGTAGACTCTATCCATTGCTGCATTGACGTTTTCACCATCACGCACATAATCTTGTACACCTAAATTAATCTTAATGTTTTCATAATTACCAAGGTTTCGTGTGTATGACAACTCAGCATTAACATATGTTGACTTCTTTGATTCTTCCATCACCACTCCGGTTGCTTCCAGACAGGAACGAATTCCCCGTCACCTGTCTTAGTGTATAGTACAGTAGAGTTTCTTAGCAAGGCTTCTAGTTCAGCATTACTGATCATATTGCTATTTGTAATTTTTTCATCATGTCTAGGTCTACCAATATGTACAGTTTTTAAAAAGTCATGGATTTGTCGAATATCATTTTCACTAAATAAATATCTAATGATTCTTCTTTTACCATTTAAAGAATAAGCATGTTGAGGATATGGAATGCTTCCGGCATCAATATGACGAATTATTGTATCATAATGGCGGTCCAGCATTTGTGCTACCTGTGTAGTGGTATAAGCACGTTGCCTATGTCTATATGCATCTGACAAAACATAGGCAACGCGCTTACCTTCTTTATAATCCCATGCAACCAGCAAGTTATCTGATCTGTTTACAGAGATTGTTTTATGTAACTTTTCATTCAAATAGAAGTAGGTCCAGCGTTCGCCAACGCCACTTTTTGTTCTCTTGTTTTTAACCATTGTGAAAACCCATTACTTCCATTTTTAATAAACCATCGTCTTCCGCACATTATGCAGAACAACTCAGTTCTTAGAGAAGAACTAAACACTCTATCAACAAAAACTCTGCCGCTACATTTACGGCAGTACATTACGCCCCTGCTGGTGGCTGTTCGTCTACTGGGCTTGAACTTCCTCCACCGAAAGGTGTAAGAGAAGTTAGTGCCTGATCTACAGAAGTGCCCTTGAAAATAAAGTCATATACAACCTGTGAGGCTGCATAAACTAGAGCAATTGCCTGTGTAATATTAATGCTAGAAAAGTCACCATCCTGAGTTACCCACACTGTTACTGCGCCAGCAACAATTGAAAGGACAACTGCGATAAGTGCCTTAATCTTTGAATTTACGTCAATGGTCTTAAAAACTGAAGTTAGAAGTACAACTGCAATTGCAAGACCGAATACCAACCATCCGTACATGTTTTCTCCTTTTATGCTGTAAAGACTTTACCGTCTACTACGCATGTATAATCGTGTATTTGTATTAACTGAATATGTGGATAATCATTAACCACATGGGCTACAGCGAATCCCGCCTGCCAATTTTTTTGAATGGAATAGTCCATTTGATCTTCATCACAAAGATGTCCAATTTCATATCCACGCAACTCTTGACCAGACAAATTATACGTCTGGAAATACGCACCCATCCTATGAGAATGCCCACGCACTAGGGATATACCCCAATTGTTTACATCATTACGGACTGACTCCCCAGAATGTTTTGAAATAGACTCTCCATGATGACCATAGATATCTCCAAAACGTCTAACAGGAGGTGCATCATAATAATGCCAATCAAAGCCACTCTTACTGTATTCATAAAGAATATCAGGGGTAAGTAACTCTAAGAACTGGGGAGCCTTCTTTGCAAGGTAATCCCCATGCCTTGTCCATCCATGATTTCCATCATGAAAATGCTTGTCTGCCTTTGGAACAATTTTATTAATTTCTGCTAGAAAATCTCTAGTTCCACTAACTCCACCATCATAAATAGAAACAGACATTTCTAAAGGCTTATCTGCTGCCCAACGTGAAGTTGAATCAGCATCATCAATATCTCCAAGGAGGTCCACTGCATCCGGCTTAAAAGCCTTCATAACCTTTAAAAACAACTCTACCTTTCGTGGATCATGGCGAGGGAAATGAACGTCCGAAACCATCATCCATTTAAGATCGTTTGTCATGTATATCCTTAATTTTTGTGCGCTTTATTATGTTGCGCTCTTGTACAAAGAAACAAATTAATTAATCTGTTATCTTTCTTGTTTTCGTTTATATGATGAACAGTTTCCCAATCTTCAAGAATTCTGTCAAGGTCATGCTCCAACACAAGTCGGTGTTCATAATACCAACCGTTAAAAGACTTAGGATGTTCTGGTATATTTATTATGACATAGCCATCATAAAAACGTCGCTGCCTCTTCCCCCATAAAACAGAGGGCTTATACACTAAAACCCTACAGCAGTTAAATGTATCTTATGAGCCAGATCAGCAGTAATAAATTTACCTGAACTTTTTGTAACTCTTACATGGCAACCACTATGAGTATTCCCATGAATATGTACACTAAGACCACTATGAGAACCTTCAATAGTTACTTGAACAATTGGTGGCAATAAATATTGAACATTAGTATAACTTACATTAATATTTCTTACATGCTTTCCAGCAATTGTTGAATTTGACCAACTAGTACCTTTCATAGGTATAGTTTTAGCAAAATGTTTCATTTCTTTCAATGCCCTATTTATACCATCAATCGTAACATGATCTTTATTAATCTCTGCTTGAAGATAAGTAATTTTTTGAATAGCACTGTTAATTTCACTAACATCAACAATAATATTATTAGCCATTTAGAGGTTCCCCTTCTTGATGAACTACTGCTTCTTTAGATGAAACAAGTAGAACATCTTTCATACTGTACCCCAAATTTTTAAAAATATCAGGAGTAACAATATGACGTTTTTTGTAATCTGATACTAAGTATATCTTATGGGTAGATATATCCCTAATTAAAGTACCATCACGAAAACCAACAATTCCCGCCACTTTATAAGCAGACATTGCAAACTCTGTAGTCTTAACTATTCTCAAATTCCAAGAATCTCTGGCTCTTGATGATACAAACCTGAATCGTTTTGTACCTTTTACAAGGTAGTCTCCCTTTTCAGTGCTTGCTATCAACCCGCCGGGGACTCTTGTATTATTAGTTGCTTGAGTTCTTCGACGCAGCATTTGCTAACGCCCTTGAAAGTTCCTCAATACGCTTATCGCGGCTCTGAATTTCCTGAGTAGCCTGTGCCTTAAGCACAGCCATATTTGTTTCATACTGAGTCGTTACCTGACCAATACGATTCTGAAGTTCCTGAACCACAAGTTCAATCACCTGCTGAGGTGCCTGTGGTTGTTCCATAAGTTGTTCTGACATTTTATTTTCCTTTCGTGTCTTATACAGTATAACAATATTTTTATTTATAGGCTACGTTATTTTTCTATCTAAAATTTTACGTTTTAATTTTGAAGTTGTAGCAACATTTACTATTCCTTCATTTTTTAAACTTATAGATTTATCAATTGCATCCATAATTCTTTTATTTAAAGTATCTCTATCTCCACCATGTTCTTTTATAAAATTTTTAGATTCTTCTAAATACCATTCAGGACGATGCTTCAAATCTTTTTCTAAAATACCCCACCTTGCTCTTTCTACCTCAAGGTCATAACATTCTTGAGTTAAAGGATATTCTATAAAATTAATTTTTTCATCAGTATGAAACTTTAAATAAAAAATAGGTTCACCTTTTTCCCAATTAAAACTTTTAATACCGGGATAAGTTTGCAAACAAGGTTGAGTTCTTCTATACCATTCATTGATATCAATTATTGCAGGGACAATAAAACCAGATTTACATAAAACTGAATTATGCATATAAGGACTAGTAATAGAAACTTGTAAAGATTTTTCACACCAAAGGTAAAAACTAGGCTTAAGGACAACATTTTTAGTGTCGGCCCATGCTTCAACTAAGTCCCGATGCACACCTAACCTTTTAATCTCAAAATCATTTTCTTCAGGAATAGGCATTTTATAATCAACATTATTAGGAGAATAAAAAACATAAAGATTTTTCATATATTGTTGTGTCGGTTTGCAATGATACCATGTAGACCATTTATGATCATTTTTATATTCTAAATTAGAAAATTCTGAAAAAACCATATTTTTCAGAACTGGTTCATCTGTAGATGCAATATATACATTTATCATTAAATGAGTCTTCCAGATTTATAAAGTCTTGGCCCACTAGTATTACTAACACCACCAGTCAGGGTAAAAGAGTCAACACCAGTAGTAACACTTACAAAATTTATACCATCTATTGTTGAAGTTGCACCGGGGGCGGCTTGATATCCCATTTCAACGCCCCATTTTCCAGAAACATCTTTCCAAGCACTGCCAATTCCTCCACTTAAACTTCTCATATATCCTAAATATGTTGCTGTTCCCCAGATAATAGTTGAACCACTAATTGATGATGAAGTTATTGCATAGGCGTCAAAATTTCCAATTGACATATTAGCAGATGGACTTCCAAACAGTACTGTCACTTGCCCATTATTATTTACCCAACCCTTAGAAACAAGTGGAGTCTTAGTAGAAAAATTAACAGAAGCAAACGTATTAGGAATAGGAACATGTTGCCAACCTTTAGTTGGGTCTGTTGAAACATATATATAATTTGATCCAGATGCCGTCCCACCATTATTAAAACCAAAATATGTTCCACTTGATGAATAATCAATGTATACTGTGCTTGGAAATAAATTAGGTTTCCAAACAGTCGATGATGACCAGTTAGACGGACCCACGCTTGCAGAATAATTTGAAACTGCCCCCACCGGATTCTGAATAATCCACCAACCATTAAGATAATTAAAATTGGTTAAAAGACCCGGTTGAATATATCCTGTTGATCCTGACCAAGGCGTAGGAATTTTAACCCAAGAATTGACAGATCCTGATAATGAATACCAAAGATCATTTAATGTTAAAGTAGGAAAATTTCTACTAGCAAGGAGAAAAACATTATTTGCGGATAATATTAATGGGTAAGTATAAGCATTAGGTAAACCGCTTGCTCCTGCTGGATAACTTGACCAAGTACCTCCAGCATTTTTTGTAATGGAAAAAGTAGTGCTGGCTTGACCCTCTCCATATGTTATTGCGGTACTGCCAGAATCATTTGCAACAAAATACTCTTGTCCAAGAGATGCCATCGCTCCAAGCGCACTAGAATCAAATTTATTAAATCCATTAGAAAAAGAAGTTTGAAAAACATAGCCCACCTCAAAACTTGAACCATCCATGCTGTCAGAATACCA